GTTATAAGTCCCTGAGTGTGAGATTTGAAAATCAGAACTAGAGCCTAAAAGAAGTGTATCTCCATCAGCAGCCAACTCAACATTACCTGTTACCTTCGCTCCACCACTTGTTGTTTCAAACTTTTTAGTTCCTGAGTAATGTAAATCTACTGATCCATTTGGAGTACATATTATACCTTCTTGCCCACCTTTTGCTTGTATTTTTATCTTTTCACTAGTGCTACTACCATCATTTCTTATATAGAAATCACCTGTATTATTATCAAAGTAAGCATCACTATTGTCGTGATAAAGGTTTAAATCTGCATCAGCACCCAAATCAATACTTCCATTAGCAAGACCGTCATTAGCAAAAGTTAATTTACCAGTAATTTCTACCCCCGAACTGGCTGTCTCTAACTTTTTATTACCTGCATGGTATAACTCCGAACTCCCACCTGCGTTACAGTTAATCATAGCTTGATTACTTGTGTAACTACGAAGCATAATTGAATTGTCACTCTTTACAGAAAGAGAGCCAGTCTGGTTATTTATTCTAGAAGTAGTCCCATCGTGATAAATTTGTAAATCTGAACCTGCACCAAATTTTAAACGATCATCAGAAACACTACTACTATCTCCAAAGTTTATGTTTTGACCATTAGTATCTAAGTTAGCTGATAGCTGTGGTGATGTGTCATCAACTAAGTCAGAAGAAATTGTAGTCCAACTTGTAGTTCCACTTCCATTTGTAGTAAGAGCTTGACCGCTAGTTCCCGATATAGGAGGGAAGGTAAATGTATAGCTTGTTTGTCCTGATTGATCTGCTGGTGCAGCTAGTTTGACATACTGTGTATTTCTACCAAGCTGTAATCCAGTAGTATCTAAAATTGATGTAAATGCACCAGATGCTGTAGTACCTGTTTGATAAGTAATACTAGCTCCAGAACCAGCAGAAACAATAGGGTTTACATTACTTGAATCTCTTTCTAATCGAAGATCATGTACTATAAAAGTGTCTCCACTATAGCTTGGGAAAGTAGGTACAGTACAATTACTTCCATTGCTTGTTGCTATAAATCCAGCACCAGTGCCTTGAAATAATTTACCTAGTGTTACATTATTATTAGTTATTTGTGCTGTCTGTACTGCATTTGCTGCTATATGTTCATTTGCAATAGCATCATCAGCTATTTTAGTCCCGTCAACTGCATCATCTGCAATCTTAGCTCTAATAACTGAACCATTTTGTAAAATAGCACTTGTAACTGTGTTGTTGCTTGGTGTACCTATTCCGACTGTTGATCCAATAACAGTAACGAACATACTAGCACCGTTAGCAGGGGCAGACCCAAAGATAATGTCGTTGCCAACAAGAACGAATCCCTCGCTTGGCTGGCTTGATCCAGCGTTAGGTTTCTGAATGACTCCATCAACACTAACCTCCACCTGTACTCGATGAGCTAGATATTGTAGATATAAAGAAGTTACCAATCGCAGATGACTCTTCCCATGCAGAGTTTGAACTAGAGTAAACCATAAGCTTACTGTTAGTGGTATCATACCATAAGTCACCACCGTCTAGAGAAGATGTTGGTGCAGATGCTGATACTCTGTATCTATTTGAGAATGAGTTAACTGTTGCACTGATAGCTTGTATATCGGCTGCACTAGCTAATTGTTTGTGGAATGTATATGTATGTAAGGTTGATGTTGTTTGTACCTGTAAACCACTGTTTGCTGGTAATGTCTGACTTTGTAATGAAGTGGGAAAACCAGTTATAGTTACAGTGTTTCCAGATCCAGCACCGTTAGCTATAGTTGCTGTACCATTAGCAGCGACTGAAAGACCGCTCGCAAGCTGTGATATAGACACAACTGTACCCGCATTGTTGCTTGGGTCAGGGTTAGCTGTAGGAAAGCTAGTCTCGTTTGCTATAGCCACAAAACCACCCAGAGCATTTGTTACGGACAATACAAGATCGTTTACCGCCTTTGATGTAGGTATACGTGTATCACTGCTTGTAGTAACAGAAGTCTCTAATGTTATACCGTCAAGCTGGTTTAGCTCGGCTGTAGTAGCTGTAAGAGCTGTACCACTTGCTAGGTTTGACGCAGTTGTTGACTGCATACCAGCTAGAGTTTTTAGTTCACCGTCAGCTATTTTACCTACAGTAATATTATTATCTGCAATCTTAGCTGTAGTTACATTGCTGTCAGCTATTTTTGCAGTTGTAACATTTGCATCAGTTATCTTAGCTGTAGTTACTGCATTGCTTGCTAAGTCTCCAGCTACAATAGTTCCGTCTGCTATCTTAGCAGAAGTAATTTGACTGTCAGCTATATCTGCCGTAACTATTGTACCGTCTACTAAGTTAGCACTTGCTACCGTTACATCAGTCGGTAGTGCACCACTGTTTAACTTAGCCATGGTAATAGCATTATCTGCTATCTTAGCTGTTGTAACATTTGCATCTGCAATTTTAGCAGAAGTCACATTACTGTCAGCTATCTTAGCAGTTGTAATGTTAGCGTCTGTAATCTTGGCAGTTGTGACAGCTAAATTATTTAACTTATCTGTTGTTACAGCACTGTTTGCTATATCTCCAGATACGATAGTACCATCTACAATATTAGCACTCGCAACTGTAATATCAGTAGGTAATGCACCGCTAGCTAGTTTAGCCATGGTAACATTATCATCTTTTATTTTAGCTGTAGTAACTGCTGCATCTTTTATTCCAGATGTTGTTACTGTCTGATTCTGTTCTTCTTGTGCAGCAAATAGTAGCTGCTCATGGTTGTTGTTAAGATCGCCTGCCTTAACTGAGGAGCCTGCTGTGTAGGTTGCCTTAGCAGTATCTACGTCTGTGTCACGATAGATACGTATAAGAGCAGGGCTTGCTGGTATGTTGCCTGATGTAAAGACAACATTACCACCACCTGTTGTTGTGTAGCCGGTTATGTTATAGTGAGTACTGGTTGTCTTTACGACACCATCTACCTCTACTTTAACATCAGCTTCTTTTATAGAAGGGAAAGAAAACGACTTAGTTGCGTTCCCATCCCCAGTGTAATCTACGAATGTTGTTGCCATTTATTTGTATATGTTGAGGAGGGTAGCTGTTGTATCTCGCTTCTGACGTTTAGCAATTTCTTTTGCACGCTGCTCTTGTATAAGCTTTTGTACACCAGTTTGCTGACTAATTTTAGCCCAAGCCATTCTACGAGCTTCTTGCATAATCTTATCTATAGCTCTATTGTGTGCATAATCTCTAGCATCAAAATCTCCACGTCTACCAGATTTTATATCAGTATACATTTCTTCCATAGAAGCTAGTAGTGCAGGGTTCTTAGCCATTTTATTTAGTTTTAATTCTAAATTTAACTGACCTATAGCCTGTTGGAATAAGGATCTAACTTCTGGATTATCTGTTAGATTTGTGCCGTCAGGGGCGTAGTATGTAGACTGCCTAAGATCATAACCACTGTTAAATAGAAACTGTCTACCTTCACTTTGCTCTAAGTTTAGAGATATAGGGCTAACAGCATTATAAGCTCTGGTTAAGAAATCCCAGTCTTTTAACGGCTTACCATTAAGTAAGTCATATTTTATAGGTAACTGATTAGAGCCGCCTATCTGTTCAGTAAGTAAGTTACGGTTACGTATAGACTGTATAATACCTGAGTTTATTTCACGCATATAGGGTGTAAATAGTCGACCAAGTTCGTTACGTAAACCGGCTAAAGGTACAGTATTGTTTCCTAATCCAGCTATAATACGACGAGCTTGCCCGGGTCTACCACCGAATAGGTCAACAAAAGATTGTATACCAGCTAGGTATGACTTACTTGTAATAGCTTGAGCTACAACAAGAGAAACTTTACCTAATTGATTCTCAGTCCACTCTTCACCCATCAATTCACTAGCGTCACCTATATCAGCTATAGTAGACATGATAAGGTTAAACGGTTCAAAGTTATCGTAACCTACACGTACAGCACCAAGCTTTATTGTTCTAGGTTCCCATCTACCGTCTAGCCACATCTGTCTTTTTTGTCTATCTACTGGCCCATTACCGTTAAGATCACCACGCATCCAAGCTTGTGTAGCCATAAACACGACACCGGAACCTATTGCTAATCTACCTGTTTGTAAGGCACGTGCGTTAGCTAGTTCTTCTGCTGTGTTTATACCATACTTAGATACGCTACCTAAATCGTTAGGGTTAGCAAATGCTATGTCGTTAAACTCTTTGACTAAAAAGTTAAATCCGGGTGTATACTTACCTGTAAGTGCAAGACCGTTTACACCAGTTCTAGCAAACAAGAAGAATGGTTTAGCTAATGGTGCAGCACTAAACACATCGTTTAAACCTTTTGCAAAGCCTGTAAGTTCCTGTGTAAGTGTTACTTCTCTACGTGCAAATCTAGCAGCTTCGTCTACAAGATTACCGTTTGCATCAAAGACCTGAGCATAAAAGTCATCTTCGTAT